GGTCTTGCTCTTCCCCTTATTGCCCTCCAATACCACGAGGTAAAGATCAACCTTGACATCCGTCCCATCGATGAGTGCTTATGGGCCGTCAATTCCCTTGCTACTACTAGTGGCTCGGTCAAAGTAACAAATGCATACAATCAGTCCCTAGTTGCCGCCTCGCTATACGTCGATTATGTCTTCTTAGACACCGATGAGCGCCGACGTATGGCCCAGAACCCCCACGAGTACCTCATCGAACAGCTTCAATTCACTGGCGATGAGTCGGTCGGTTCGTCCTCCAACAAGATCAAACTCAACTTTAACCACCCTTGCAAGGAATTAATCTGGGTAGTTCAGCCTGATGCCAACGTCGATTATTGCTCATCGCTTGAGGCTGGAACACTCCTCAACCGGATCCTCGGTGCTCAGCCTTTCAATTATACTGATGCGGTCGATGCCCTCCCTAATGCTATTATGGCGTTCGGCGGTGACAATGCTGTAAGTGCGACAACTGGCTCTTACATTACAGGATCTGGTCTATTCGACGATGCGGGTGCTATTGATTTCCCAAGTACCGGTACTGGCTGGTCTATGGGATCTACTGCTTACTCTAACCCTAATTTTGGTGGCTCTCTTGAGAACTCGGGTGTCTCTGATGCCGGCACTTTTGTCCTCTCTGAGACCGCTCTCCACCTTCACTGCTGGGGTGAGAATCCCGTTGTTACNGCTAAACTCCAGCTCAACGGTCAAGATCGTTTCTCGGAGCGTGAAGGCACATATTTCGACCTTGTTCAGCCCTACCAGCACCACACAAGAAACCCTGATACAGGTATTAATGTTTATTCATTTGCTCTTCGGCCAGAGGAACATCAACCGTCCGGGTCCTGTAATTTCTCAAGAATTGACAATGCTACGTTGCAATTAGTTCTTTCGAACGCGACCGTGGAGGGCACTAACACTGCAAAAGTTCGTGTTTATGCCATAAATTACAATGTGCTTAGAGTTATGTCGGGTATGGGTGGCTTAGCATACTCAAATTAAAGCAACTCATTAATACTATATATAATATATATATAGTTAAAACAATATAAAGACAATTATATTATATAATTTATAATTTATAATATGATTTTTCAGAAAATTGAAAGCGTTTTAATTGACGATAAGATAAGCAATAATACCGCAAATATATCATCTTCTATGAAGCCAATCTATTTAGTTGATCCTGATTTTAAATATTGTTCCATTGAATATAATGATAAAAAATATATTTTAGATATTAAACAATTTACGACAATCTTAAATTTTGATAAAAATTTTAAATTTTATAATGAGACAGATGATTATCCTGCATATGGTATTAATAATAAAAAAATCAATTATCTTGAATTCTTATATGGATTAAATAGAAATAATTATTTGTATATATTTAAAAATGATAATAAATATGATTTACGTGAAGAAAATGTATCAATAACTAGCAATGAATTTAAACTATTAGTATCGAAATATAATGTTATTGAATATATGAATAATGCAAAATTAATAACTATGGGTAAATATTCCGGACAATATAAAAATCCAATGTGTAAAATTCTAACGACTAATAATGAGTTAGAATTATTAATGCTATGTAATAAAGATATTTTATGTATATTATGTCCCAAATCTTATGAAAAAATATTAGAATATGAAAATGCAAATAGTGATAATAAAATAATATGGTCTTGTAATTCAAATGGATTTATTTTAGACAATAATTTAATCTATATGCATGAAGTTATTATGGAGTGTTATAAAGAGAGTAAAAAATTTAATGTCAAACATATTGATAAAAATCCATTAAATAATACATTTACAAATTTAAATGTTTCTCAACTAGACTTAATAGTAAATGACAAACAAATATTAAAACAAGAACCTATATTAAAAAAATATAATAAAAATGAATATAATAATGATGAATTTGAAAAAATAGTTCAACTAGCGAAATTTAATGTTATTGAATTTATGAATAATGCTACATTAATTAATATGGGTAAATATGCAGGACAATATAAAAATCCAATGTGTAAAATTTTAAATCGAGATAATAAAATCGAGATTTTAATGTTATGTAATCAAGATATTTTATGTAGATTATGTGAAAAATCTTATGAAAAAATACTAGAACACGAAAAAAATCATAATGATAATATAAAAATAGTTTGGTCTTATCAATCAAATGGGTATATATTAGGTAATAATAATCTCTATATACATCAAGTTATTATGGATTGCTATGGAAACGGCAAAGGCACAAAAGAAATTAGCGTAGACCATATCGACCAAGATCCATTAAATAACACATTCGCCAATCTACGCTTAGCATCAAGAAAAGATCAACAAGACAATAGCAAAGGGATAAAAGACTGCACAAAACGAGCCAGAAAACACAACGCCAAAAATCTCCCAGATGCGATAACTCAAGATATGATGCGGAAGTATGTAGTTTATTATGAAGAATGTTATGATAAAGTCAATGACTTGCATCGAGAATTCTTTAAGATCGAAAAGCACCCAAAATTAGACAAGATTTACATTTCCAGCAAATCAAATAAGGTATCAATCCAGACAAAATTAGCAGAAGTCAATAAAGTTGTTGATGATTTAGACAATGATATTTTCCCGACTCAAGATGAAAAACAACTACCAACATATATAACCTTAAAAATCGCACGTGATAAACCGCATTTAGTATTCGATAAAAAATGCGATGATGGACGACGACTAAATTTTAAAATGGTTTTACAATCTGGTTACAAGTTAGACGAAATGTTGCCGATTTTTAGAGAGAAAATAAAGGAAAAATATGATATTGTGGTCTAGAATAATTGGAAAAAATCATTATTCCTCTATTGAATATGGTTATACTGTTTTTCTTTCTCTTAATAATTAGCACTATTTTTGTTTTTTGTTTTTGTTTTTGTTTTTGGTTTTGGTTTTATAAAGTGAAAACATATTTGCTCGATGCTAGTATAGAGTAAGTTTAATATTATGCTTTAATTAAAACTTGTAATATAACTCTAATAACATTAGATATATCAAAATCTCTTTGATTTGGATCAAATCGAATTATTTGATATTCTTTTGATATAATATAATCATATCTCTCTTTTTCTTTTATAGGATTTCGGTCATTGTGATTATTCTCATCACATTCAATAACTAATTTATTTTTTGGAAAATATAAATCTACCCTATATTTTCCAATACTGTATTGTCGCTTACTTTCATAACAATCTTTAAAACAATTTTGAATAAATCCTATTGTTTGATTTTCAATACACATACCAATATTTACACATTTAACAGATTGGCTTATATCGGTTATATATTTATTTCTTAGATTAAATGAATTTTTCAGTATATCGGCGGACGCTTGTGTTAGCATATAAGTAATTTTATTATGACCTCCTTTACCCTTGGTTATTTTAATTGTATCAACAATAATATAATGAATATCTAGTTTATAATTTTTTTTAAGATGTTTAGTAATATTAATTTTGTCTCTTGTTAATTCCTTATATATATTATCGAGTGATACAGTAAATTTATTTTCTAATTGGGTCATCATAATTGATTATATATATATATATATATGTGTTGTCTTTAAGTCCTTTTATGCTTTTATTTTTAATATTATAAACATAAGCATAAAAAGAACTTAAAGACAATATGATAATATTAATTATAAGAGATGGAAACCCTTAACATTGTTGATTTGCTTGAAAAGAACCCAGTAACTAGATTATCATCTACATATAATAATAAATTAATAAATACTATAAAAGAAACATTTACAGAAACACAACAGAAATTTTTTACATCATATTTTTATTGTTATTTAAATTACAATCAAGAAACTGATTATGTTATTGATTTAGATAGTATATGGGAATGGTTAGGATTTAGTCAAAAATCAAGAGCAACAGACTTATTGGAAAAAAAATTTATTATTAATAAAGATTATAAACATATATCTAATTTAGATAAAGAAAAAGGTAAAGGTAAAGGAGGTCATAATAAAAAAACATTAATCATGACAATTAAGACATTTAAATTATTTTGTCTTAAATCTGGCACTGAAAAAGCAGATGAAATATGTGATTATTTTATTAAAATGCAAGAATTATTATTAACGTTAGGTATAGAACAAAATAATGAATTACGAATTCAATTAGAAAAACTTAAAAACGAATCTAATAAAGATGAATCTAATAAAGATGAACCTAATAAAGATGAATCTAATAAAGATGAATCTAATAAAGATGAATCTAATAAAGATGAATCTAATAAAGATGAAAGTAATAATGATGAAACCAATAATGATGAAACAAATAATGATGAAACAAATAATGATGAATCAAATGATGATGAATCAAGTGATGCTGAATTAAATAATTATCAACCTAATCTTGATGAATATAAAAAAACTTATAATTATACTGATGGTATAAAAAGAATAAAAGAATTAAAGCGTGAAAAAAAAAGACTACTAAAAATTAATAAATTAAATGAGAATGGCAATAATTCTAATAATAATGATATTACAAATAAACTAATAAAAGAACTTATCAATAAAGTAGAAAATCTTGAAAAATCCAATAAAGAAATTATCTCTAAACTAAATCCTAATCCAAATCCTAATCCAAATCCCATCTCAACGACTATAAATACGTGTAAAACCGTGACAAATTTTAATACTCCATTAACAACACTTGGTCCAAGACTTCAGCAAATAAATCCCGATACTCTAAAATTAGTTAAGGTCTATGAATCCGTTAGCGAATTGATCGCAGAATCCAATAATAAACTCAAGCGACCAACTATTAATAAGGCAGTAGTAGAAAATACTGTATATCACGGATATAGGTATCTCTTGGTAGATAGAGAACTCGATGCAAACATCATAACCCATATTGAACCTACCAAAAAAACCAAAATCCAAAATACAGGATATATCGCACAAATCAATAAAGATAAAACCGAAATTCTCAACGTATATTTAGACAGAAAAACTGCTGCAAAATTTAATGGATATGAATCTAGTTCGGCATTAGACATCCCAGTAAAAAATTATACAATAAATCGCGGACATTTTTATAAATTATATGATGAATGCGAAGAAGATTTGCGAGAGGATTTCGTTATAAAGAATGATGGTAAAGAACCATTTTTATATAAAGAAGGCGTTGGACGGTTCGATGCAGATAATAATTTAATTGATGAATTCGCGTGTAAATTTGATTGTATTAAATCCATACATATAAGTGATAAGACTTTAGCAAAGGCTCTCGAGAATAAACAGATGTATAATAATTTTTATTATAGATACTTGGATGGTAAGTTAAAATGCTAGACAATATTAAATACGCCTATGATGGAAAAGATATATATTATTATAATATAGATAGCATAATTTAATGTATAGCATAATAATATGGTTATCTGCATTTTTATTATCCACTAAAATTCAAGAAAATAAATTATATCAATCGCCTTTAGATAGTGCCAAAAAATTTATAGCAAATAAGAGATCTTTATTGTGTCCAAAAACAAAAGTTTATATTCATATAACTAGAATAATGCCAATATTGCCAATATATCATATTGGCATAACATTTCAAAATTATTATAGAACAATAAATTATGATATAGGTGATAATAATAAAATAAAGATATTACCAACGATACCAATATTAGAAAAAACACGCAACAACTATATTATATTTTGGGGTCATACAAATAAATCGCTAGACGAAATTATAGATTATGAGAAAAAACTATTCCGAAATTATAAATATATTCTTGGATTTAATGATTGTCGTCATTATACAAGAATTTTAGCAAATTGGACAACAAATAAACCGACACCAATATGGCGGATACAAAATATGCTTGGTCAAAATGCTAGATTAAACTGATATATATATGAAAAGTCTGATTATTATATCTCGTATATATAAATATGGAAATAACATTTAAAAATAATAATGTTTATTATTATCATTTTAAAATTTTTAATGGAGCATTAAGTCCTGTTTTAGTTCCCTTAGTATTTATTCTAATATTTTTCTATAATGATTATATAAAATATTTTAGTCTAACATTTTTGTCGATTGCAATAATTGGAATAATTGATTCATATTATAAAAGTAAACGAGAAAATTTAAAAATGATATTATATGCTGGAATAGCGATGCATATTATAGGTTTTTATCCATTATTAAATATCAAAAAATATTTTCAATATAACCCGATTATATATTTTGTAGGTTTATTGATGTTAATAATAACATATTTTTTACCATATTGGCCATATTATTTGTCACGAAAGACGATATCAATCATAATAATATTTTTATATATCATTTATAGTATTTATCATATTTATAATGTAGATTAAAATAGATTAAAATATATTATATTATTATATATTATAGATGTTTGTAAAATTTCAGCATCTAGAGAATATGAATATGAATTATTTTCAACATATGTCGATTTCTCTAAATTATAGTCGTATATTATTTATCGGCTCGATTAAAGCCTTTATTCATTCATTTATTCCTAACGTATTTACGACATCTACAACTGACTGTATGATAGTTATTAGTAATAAATTAAAACGATACACAAATTAGATAACACGAAATCTAGAGTTAGATAATTTTCTTAATAAAGAGATTACAAAATAAAAAATATAAGTTAATAAATAATTTATATTTTTTTCCTAAATAGTTTTACATTTAGTGCTTTCTGCCACGACGTCTTGATCTTGATCGTCTAGGTTTTGATCTCGATCTTGAACCAACCTTCATAGAACGTCTATGCTTTCTACCAACTCTCTTGGTATGTCTGCGTCTACGGCGACGGCCACCCNCTTGCGCCATAGTCANCATATTNGGCTGATTCNNCNNATTCATATCATCANGTNCTGNCATCTTTATATACTATATAGAGATATTTTATTAAAAATAAAACAATAATTTCTAAATAATTGATTTATTTCTAAATGATTTTATAAAAAATTGATTTAGAATATTTTTCCTAAATTAAAGATATAAATATAAGAAAATATAAGAAAATATGCCGATTATTCTCTCTATCGAAGGAAATATTGGTTCTGGAAAATCTACGCTTATTAAATATTTGCAAAATAATTATCTAAATAATTCCCTAAATAATTACCTAAATAATTCCCTAAATAATTCCCTAAATAATTCCCTAAATAATCCCCTAAAAATCTACTTTCTTCCAGAACCAGTCGCCATTTGGGAGTCTATTACCGATAATCAAGGAATTAATATAATTGAAAAATACTACGCCAATCAATCAAAATATGCATTTTCATTTCAAATGATGGCATATATTTCACGGCTCTCATTACTACGAGATGCCCTAAATAGAGACTTTGATATTATAATTACAGAACGCAGTATTTATACAGATAAAATGGTTTTTGCTAAAATGTTGCACGATGATGGAAAAATCGAAGCAATTGAGTATAAAATTTATAATATGTGGTTCGACGAATTTATTTGTGATATTCCTAAAATTTATGTAATCTATGTAAAAACTAATCCTAAAACAGCTTTTAAACGAGTATTAAATAGATCACGTCAAGGCGAGACAATTCCACTAGAATATTTGGAACATTGTCATAATTATCACGAGAAATGGTTAGATGAATATCCTGCAGATTCAATTGTAACGATTGATGGTAATAAAGATGTTAGTAATGCAGATGATGTTGTATTGTTGTCATGGATTCATACGATTCACGAGTGGATTCAAACACTTCAATAAATGTTTGCTGCCTTATACTTTAATATATCTAATTCTTTTTTTGTAGTAGGAAATTCATCATCACCATAAATATCCTGTAGCAAGAGCCATTCAAATAATCCTCCTAAATAGATATAAATATTTCTAACGGGAAATCCCAATTTTGAAAGCTGAGTATATTTAGTCAATAGTTTATCGTCATTGCAATTTTCGCCATAAATAACAATGTTTATATCATTACTTTTAGAGAGATAAGCATTAATTAATTCCGTCTCTTTATCAGGTGTTACAGTATTCTTTATTAGACAAGATTGATTATTTACATCGAGTGTATTTATTACAATGAATTTTTTATTATTTATTATTTTTTGTATGTCTTGGAAACTAACCTTATTTATACTATTAGAATTTCCCATAAATAAAAATAAAATACTTTATATCTAGATATAATGTAATTTTTAATATTTTATTTATGATATTTTATTTATGATATTTTATTTATGATATTTTATAAATTTAGTCTTAATTAAATAC